CAGATATTCTTCACAATGAAATGGAATATGAAAATCTTTTGACAACCTCTGTGCGTGGTCGAAAGGGGCAAGTCATGGACGGTGGCTTTGGTAACTTTGATACACAACGTGGAATTCGTATGAGTCCAAAGGTGAAGCGTGTTGGTTGTGCCATGCTCAAAGAATTGATTGAAAATGACAAAGTGATTATTGAGGACTACCACATTATCAACGAACTCGCTTCCTTCGTTTCAAAAAAGCAATCCTATGAAGCAGAAGTGGGACACCACGATGATTTGGTCACCACTCTCATTCTTTTTGCATGGTCTTCCACTCAGCCATACTTCAAAGACTTGACGGACATAAATATCCGTGACAAACTCTACAAACAAAAAATTGAAAAACTGGAGGAGGAGTTGATGCCCTTCGGATTCCTGAGTGACGCGGCTGAAGAAGAAACAAGATTCACCGATAGCGAAGGAACCGTCTGGAACGTAGTTGATGATGAGCCTCGCCTGTAATCACAAAATGACTAAATAATAGGCATACTAAGGAGATTCATCTATGGCATTTCAAGTCAGTCCCGGTGTTCAAATCAAGGAAATTGACCTTACTTCCATCATCCCTGCGGTTTCTACAACTCGGGCTGGTTTTGCAGGTGAGTTTAGTTGGGGCCCCGTAGACCAAATTATTACTGTAACAGGGCAAAACAATCTTAGAGAACAATTCAGCGATCCAAATAATACAAACTATGTCAGTTGGTGGACTGCTGCTAACTTCCTCGCGTACAGCAACAATCTTCAAATTGTTCGAGTGGTCAATGGTGCTTTGAATGCAGCAAATAGCGGCACTGGTATTTTGATCAAAAATGAAGATGACTATGATACCAAGGATGCTGCTGGAAGCCTTGGTAACAATATTTTCATTGCTAAGTATGCTGGTGGTGTTTCTGGCGATTTGGATGGAACCCTTGGAAACTCAATCAAAGTTTCTGCCTTCAATAGAACAACAACAAATATTGAACTTCAACGCTTTGGCACTTACGGTCTGACTCAAGGTGCAAACCCAAATCTTATCACGGGAGTCATTGGAGATAACTCTCCATCTGCCTCGGAATCTGTTTTCTATGCGAGTGCATTGGATCCAGTTGGCAGTGGATTTACAAACGCGGTTGACTTGGAATTCACAAACACCGGAACCACGATGGGTGATATTCTTACACTCACGGGTGGCTTGAATGCGAGAACAATCACTGGATTCACCGCTGGTAGAGTTGGTGGAATTTCCTCGGCTGCTGTCTCTCTCGCAGATGGGGCGACCAAGGCAAACATCATTGTCAAGGACTTCACTGGTGACGGCACAAAGGGTACGATCACTGGTGCTACTCAATCAATTGGTAGAAAAGTCAAAGTGAATGTTGTTTTTGGTGTGACCACGGGCGTGCTTACTTCAACAATCACTGGAGTTTCGGGTGCGCCCGATGCTGCAACAATCGGAATCACAATTGAGTTTGATGGTGGACCCTTGACTGGATTTACCTCTGAAATCGCAGCAGGTAGCACGGTTGAACTCATGTCAATCATCGCAGTCGGAAGCACTGTTGAATCACAGGCTGGTGTCACTGCTGCTGCTGTGAGAGCAAAATACGCAGATAGTTTCACAACTGTGGTTCCTGCCACTAGCCAATCAACAATTGATAAAGGTGGCACGAATGACCTCATCAACGTTGCGGTTGTTGACCACGCTGGTTATTGGTCAGGAAATAGAGATGAAGTTCTTGAGGTCTTTGACGGTGTTTCGGTCAGTCCGAATGCCAAAGATTATGCAGGAAATTCAATCTATTACAAAGATGTCATCAATGCTCAATCTCAATATGTTTGGTTTGGTGCGCAAGTCTATGACACCTCCAAAGGTGGCGTAGCAGCGACAAGAGACAACACTGGTACTACTGGTGCTACACTTGGAACAAACGCTGGACAAGGAAGCAACTATGGTATTCTCACTCGTCCTGTCACAGTTCTTCTTACGGGTGGCACTGGTGGTACTGCCGTCACTGACTTCATCACAAATGGTTATGAGAAATTCTCTGATACAGAAACCGTTGATGTGAACATTTTGATTGGTGGCGGTGTCACTGGCAACAATGCAACAAGTCTTGCGAACATTGCCTCAGATCGAAAAGATGCGATTGCATTCTTCTCTCCACCTCAAGATGCAATTTTGGATTCGACGGGTTCCGCACCACTGACTCAAACTCAAGCCACTGCAAACGCAGTTGCCTATCGTAAGGGTACAGATGGAAACTTCAATGGAGGTACGAAAAACTACACCTCTGGCAACTTGAATATCAACAATTCATATGCTGTTCTTGACAGTGGTTGGAAGTACATCTTTGACCGATACAATGATACGTTTAGATTCGTGCCATTGAATGCAGACACGGCAGGTGTCACAGTTCGAACTGATGTGATTGCAGAACCTTGGTTCTCACCAGCAGGCTTCAACCGTGGTCAGATTCGAGATGTGGTCAAACTTGCCTACAGTCCTGTCAAGGCACAACGGGATGATTTGTACCAAGCACAGGTCAACCCTATTGTTTCCTTCCCCGGTCAAGGAACGATTCTCTTCGGAGACAAGACGATGCAATCCTCGCCATCTGCGTTCGATCGCATCAATGTTCGAAGATTGTTCATCATTCTGGAGAAGGCAATTTCCACAGCAGCGAAATTCCAACTCTTTGAAGTCAACGATGCCTTCACCCGGGCGCAGTTCAGAGGACTCATTGAACCATTCCTTCGGGATGTTCAAGCCAGAAGAGGTATCACCGACTTCAAGGTGATCTGTGATGAGAGCAACAATACTTCGTCTGTCATTGATAGAAATGAATTTGTTGCGAGCATCTTCGTCAAACCCACAAGATCGATCAACTTCATCACGCTCAACTTCATTGCCTCGGCAACTGGTGTGAACTTCGATGAGATTGGTGGATAAGGTATACATATCTAAGAGGAGAAAGAAATGAACATTGAAAAGTTCAAAAACGCAATCGGTGGTGGTGTTCGTAATGCACTCTTTAGAGTCAGAGGTAACATCGGTACGACCACCAGTCCCGATACTCTTAGTTTCCTTGTGACGGCAACAAACCTTCCTGTTTCCAATCTTGATACAATCGAAACAAATTATCGTGGTCGGACAATCAAACTTCCCGGCTCCAGAAAATTTGACGATTGGTCAATCACCATTCTCAATGATGAAAACATGGAACTGAGAACACAGTTCGAAAAGTGGCTCGACGATCTCAACGGTGCAGTCACCAACGTTGCCCAAAGAGATATTTCGCTGACCAACCCTGTTGACTTCCCAACGTGGTACGTTGACCAACTTGATCGCAACGGTAATGCAATCAAGTCCTATGAATTACATTATTGTTTCCCAACATCTGTTGCCTCCATTGAATTGTCGGCAGAGAGTGAAGGAATTTCTGACTTTGAAGTGACCCTTGCTTACACATATCATCTTACAAGCGGGGTCAATGGTGTACCACTCGGTGCTGCACCAGAGCGAGAATAATAGGGGTAACGTATGCCTGTCGAACTGTTTGGCTTCTCTCTTGGTAGAAAAAAAGAGAGTGAAGCACTATCTTCCACTAACCTGACCGTAAAGCAATCGAACAAAGCAAAATCCTTTGTTACACAAGAGATTGATGATGCGTACACCATCGATGCCGGTGGTGTATTTGGCACATACGTTGATCTTGACGGCGCACTCAAAACCGAAAACGACTACATCAAAAAGTATCGTGAGATGGCAAACCAGCCCGAGTGTGAGCAGGCAGTTGAAGATATTTGTAATGAAGCAATTGTCTATGATGAACAAAGATATCCAGTATCCCTCGTCACTGACTTTGTTGAACTCCCTACACCTGTAAAGAAAAGTATTCACGAAGAGTTTCGAAACATTCTGAGACTTCTGGATTTCCAGAATCGTGGATACGAAATTTTTAGACGCTGGTACATCGATGGCAAAGGCTATTATCACATGATCGTTGATCCCAAAAATGTCAAAAAGGGTATCATCGAAATGCGTCCTGTGGATGCCGCAAAAATCAAGAAGATCGCAAAGGTTGAGAAAGACACTGATGCCAAGACTGGTGCAAAGATGGTCAAGAGTGTCAAAGAGGTCTACGTCTATCGAGAAAAGCCAGACGATCCGAAAGGTCTTGAGATTGCACCCGAAGCCGTGAACTACTATCCATCCGGACTGATGGATCCGTCCCGAGCAAGAGCGATTTCGTATCTTCACAAAGCAATCAAACCTCTGAATCAACTTCGGATGGTCGAGGATGCAACTGTGATCTACAGATTGTCTCGGGCCCCAGAACGAAGAATTTTCTATGTTGATGTTGGTTCATTGCCCAAAACAAAGGCAGAGCAATATGTCCGCGAACTGATGAATCGCTATCGAAACAAACTGGTGTACGATGCAACTACGGGTGACATTCGGGATGACCGAAAGTACATGTCAATGATGGAGGACTTCTGGTTCCCTCGTCGTGAAGGTGGTAAAGGCACTCAGGTGGACACACTTCAGGGTGGGCAGAACCTTGGCGAGATGGACGATGTTTTGTATTTTGAAAAGAAACTTTACAGAGCATTGAGTGTTCCTTTGTCAAGAATTGAATCTGACACCGGCTTCAATATGGGTCGGGCTTCAGAGATCGATCGTGATGAACTCAATTTTCAAAAATTCATTCATCGTTTGAGAAACAAATTCAATGTTCTTTTCTTGAACGCTCTTCGTGTGCAGTTGATTCTCAAAGGAGTCATCACAGAAGAAGAGTGGTATTCGATTGTTCAAGATCTGCGTTTTGACTACGTTTCTGATTCATTCTTTACCGAAAGCAAAGATTATGAAATCATTGAATCGAGACTTCGTGTTCTTCGTGACATGAACGACTACATCGGTGAGTATTACTCTCGTGAGTGGGTGCGAAGAAACATCCTACGTCAAACAGATCGTGACATGGAAGAGCAAGACAAACAGATAGATAAAGAAAGAGAACTGGGCATTCTTCCGCCTAAGTCCTCGGAGGGAATGGGCTTCTAATGATCGATCCAAGAATCAAGCATCTCGTCAATGAATCACTCGAAGATTTTCAGTTTGAAGTTGAAAACAAACTTTCACAGTTTGCTCTTCAACAATTGAAACTTCGTGAGGAAAAGCAACAAGAACTTGATGCTGAAGATCAGGATACTGAAGAAGCCCAAGATGCTGAAGAGCAGCAAAGTGAAATTGAAAAGAACGATGCCGAGGCTGAAAAGATCAAGGCAGAGACAGAAAAGGCTGAAGCGGATGCTGATGACATTACGCTCGATCCTAATTTTCAAAAAGAGTTTTTTCTTGATACCTTTGAGTACAAGGGCAAGGTGATCACCCTGAAAAAGATTGGGACAGGCAACAATGTTCCTGTGTCTGCATACGTCGATGGCAAGAGAACTGAAGTCTTTCTCACCATGAAGCAGGCGATGAAGGGCATCAAAAACATCATTGATTTGAAAGACAAAACAAACAAGAATGATGTCAAAGAAGCCACAATTGAAAATTTGAAAACTGCCGGGCGTGACGGCATTACTCTGAAGCACCTCGACGAGTCGATGACTCACTTCACAAACAACGATGTCAACGATGTTTTGAAAATTTACAATAATCTAAATAGAGAGAACAAAGAAAGTTTTCAAAAAGAATTCATGTCCTCGCAAGATGATGCCGTGAACATGATTCACTTCTTCCAAGAAAGGCTAAAAAGGGATCTAGTATGACTGACCAAGAACCGAAAAACGAACTTGTCGATATGATTATGAACGAGCGGTTTGTCGCTGCCGAAGAACTCATTCGTGAGTCTCTTCAAACCAAGATCCACGAATCCTTGATTCAAAGAAAAGAAGTTGTAGCCGAGAATCTTGCTGCGAACATTGAAGAAGAAAAGCAGGACTACGAAAGTTTTTTCAAGTCGGCGATGAAGAAGTTCGGCATTTCATCGCCAGCAGACCTGAAGACCGATGCAAAGAAGAAGGAATTTTTTGATTACGTTGACAAAAACTTCAAAGGAGTGAAAGAATCGCGTTTGGTTGAGGCTGACGAATACGGCTACACCACAATCGATCCTAACATACTGCCCGGCACTCAGGGTCGCCGAGAGATTGGAACGAAAAGACCTGCCCCCGGAACAGAAAACGATTTTGTGATGACTGGTCAAAATTCGTGGATGGGTTCAGCGGCCGACACCGATTATCCCGGCAAAGGACCGTTTCCGTTCCCCGGTTA